TTTTGACCTGCATGTTTACCATAACACACATAGTCATTTAATTCACACCAAGGTCCTTTAGGAAACTTTTCCATATCATGATAAGCTAAATCACCCATAGCAACAACTTGTCCTACTGTAGTAAGATAAGCCATATCATCTCTGGTAGAGTCTGGTAATAATATACCACCTTTAGTTTTTTCTTTAATAGAAACAGGTCTTACTAAAATATGATACCCAGGTAAATCTGGTAATATATCTGGATTTAATTTATCTTCATCTGAAATCCACGCATCATTTTTAATACTTTTTGCCATACCTACTTGTTGCATTACTGTTCTTCTCCTTCATACATTTTTTTAATTATTGATTTTAAAACTTCTTCTGCCCATTCAACTCCTTGTATTCTTCCTACAAGTTGTTTATAGTTAGCATAATTATCAGCTTGACCATTAGCTATATTTCTTCGTAATAAATTAAGCTCCTCGTCAAATTTACGAAGAGCTTCACTAGATGCTTCCATTATAATTCAGCACACATATAACAATTAATTTCTAATCCTACATGTATTTCTTTTATTACTGGTTTAGTCCACATATTTTTCTCCTTATATAAAAATACTGGGCAGCTTAATTACTACCCAGTATAAATTAGTTATTACTGGTCTGCAAATGCAGGTGCAGTAGTTGAAGTAACATTTCCAAATACTTGATAATTTGTACTATCAAGACCAATAAATGTTACATCAAAAGCTCCAGGTACATTTAATTGTAAACTACTATTTGAGTTTCCATCTGGATATACCACAGCATTATCAGCATTAGTATCTAAATGCACAATATTACCTTTATAAAAATTAGTATTACCAGGTGTTACAAATATCGCATCAGTTGCATCAGCAGCACCACCACCATAAACACACCTATAAGCTACACCTGCCCCCGGTGCAGTAAGGGTACAAGTATTATCTTGTCCACCATCTGCTAATACTACAGGTGTAACAACTTCACCTTTATTACCAAAAGTAATATTTTCTGTTATTGCTCCTGTAGAAGAGTTTTTTGTGATTCCAATAAAGCCATTCTCAGACCTGACTGGACCATTAAAAGTTGTATTTGCCATTTTTATTCTCCTTAAATAAAATTAACCTGTTGTCTTGGCATGTCTGCTAGGGCAGTCGACAGGCATAAAATATCCCTAGTTATTCTACAGGTGTTTCACCACCAGTATTCTGTTTCATTTCTTCTTTGATAGCTTCAGACATAAAATCAATTAATTTTAAACTTCTTGTTCTATCATCTATATCATTTAACTCTGCTACTTTTTTCATAGCATCAGTTCGTATTCTTTCTAAATCTATTTCTGCTCTTTGTTCTGCTATAACAGTTTTAGTTAGTAAGTCAAGTTGTTTCATAGTTTCTTTACTTGCTCTATCTAAATCTGCTTTTTGTTTTTTCATCATAGCATTTTGACCATCTACAGCAGAATCTTTTAACAACTTCATTTCTTCTAATTCTAACTTCTGAGATTCTAATGCAGCATCTGCAGAATTTTTAGCAGAAGACATTTTAAGTTTTTCTTTTTCTAATTCTACTTTAGCTTGTTCTAATGAAACCATTTGTTGTTCAGGTGACTGAGCCATACCCATAGCTTGATTAGCATTTAATACTTGCTGTGCTGCTTGAGCCATTGCCATTTCTACAGCTTGTGGATTTTGCTGCCCTGCCATCTTTGTTACACCACTAATTTGTTCTTGATATTTCATTACAGAATGTTCTTGAATATTAGCTTCTAGTATTGGTTTAATTCTAGCCATAATAGGATTAGCACCATTCATAGGGTCTTGTAAATATGCCATCTTTGTTTGAATATGGGCATCATGATTTTGTCCTGCAAATGCAGCTATTGGTATACCTTTGGTTGCTGCCATAATATCAGATACTGGGTCCATAGCTTGTGGTTTCTTTTTAGGAGGAAGTATCTGTTCAATATTAGGCATATTAGCAGCATTTAATATTGTTCTATTTAATTCTTCTATATTAAACATACCAGGAGGTGATTGTTGAGCCATTTGTAAAGCCATCTGAGCCAACATCATTCTGTGTGCATTAGAAGGAATGTTAGGGTCTGATACAGGGATTACATCAACCCTACCATCAAAATCCTTTTTAAATACACTTTGTTCAGCATAAGGTACTTCATATGGATACTCTGAGGGTAAGTATTCATAATCTATACGAGCAAGAATTTTGAATTCTTCTTTTTGAGATTTATGTAATCTCTTATGTATAGATGAAAAGAATTTACTAGATGCTTCTAATAAAGCCATTGTAGTTCCTACAGGACCATAAGATGCAGCATCAGAAACAATTTGTTCTGTGCTATCTGCAAACTTTTGACCTGCAGCAGTTACAAATCCTAGCATCTGAAATAGAGTAGAGGAAGGCTCTTTATAGGGGAGAGGAATAATTGCCTTGCTTAAATCTACTCCAGTTGCTTCTATCTCTTTAAATTCTCCTGGACTTATTGGTTCATTGTCTCCAACAAGTCTAACACCTTTTGCTTTAAAACCTCCTGGTAGGTTTGCAAATTGACCTGCGTCTACTAGACTTCTCATAGCTGCTGTTGCAGTCATAGTTAAGTTGCCTAGAAAGTGCATCAAGCCAAACCCATAAAATCCAAAACCAGGAACAAACCTGTAGTGAACAAAATGGGAAACTTTTTCTTGGTTCTTATCGTTCTTCTTATAGTTACGTCTTATACTTAAAACTTTTTGTGATTGCTCTTCTACAGTAACAATATAAGGAAGAGCATAGTCTTCTTCTATCTCTAAATAACAATGTTGTTCTAATAATGTATATTGTGGGTCACTATCTTCTGTAACACTTAAACCTAATATTGTATCCATCTTTTCTGACAAAGATGTTGGATTAGGATTACTAGCTTCTGGTAAATCTACATCTTCATAAATACCTGTACGCATATCTCTTGCTAAGTCTACAGGACTTCTATAAATAACGTGTGTGTACCTATCTGCTTTATTTAAGTTAGAAGCATAATAAGAAACATAAAACTGGTCGATTGGTATAAACTCTGATACTGGTCTTTTTAAATTAGCATCATAATAAACTTTTTTAAATGCAGAACCTATTAGTGGTAAGTGAAACAACATTCTTTCTGTTTCATCAAAGTATTCAGGCATCTGTTCTGTTACCTGATAATTCATAAAGTCTTTAACTCTATTTGATTGCTGTTGTCTCTCTGGTGTTTGTTTACCTAATATTTGAGTTCTAACAGGTCCATTAGCAGGAAACATTTCCTGTATTGCTTTTGATTGAAATTTAACTGCTGATTCAATTAACATAGGATGTACTGCTGTACATGCACCTTCAAAAGGTTCTGATGTATCTTCTATTTTTAATCCTAATAAATCAAACCCTCTTTCAAACATAGATTCCCAATCAGCTCTGGAATCTTTATCTGCTCTATAATTATCAATTACAGTTGCAGCTATCTCTTGTAATTCTTCTTCCTCCATATCATTAGCCATGTTACCATACCATTCTTCTATATCAGGTTCTGGTTGCATCTCAACACTAACTTCTGTAAAATCTACAGTTACACCACCATCAGGTTCTACCTCAAAGGTTGCATTTGTATCTTCTACTTTTTTTGGAATTGGAATTACGTTCTGAATTTCTTCAGGTATTTTATCAAACGGATTTTTTTCTATTGCCATATTTTTCCCCTAAAATCAAATTATAACATTAAGTTCGCCAGTATGCAACTCTTTTTTGTTTTGGTTCATCTTCCCACTCTGGGTCCTCAGGATGTGATAAATACCAAGACTCTTTCATATAGTGTATTGCCATAGTCATAGCATCTACTTGGTCATCATGAGCTGCATTTGGAAAACGTAACATTTCTTGTAATAAATCATCTGACCATTTTTTATTTTTTGGTATCCATACTCTACCTGATTCAATCATAGGAGATGCAGCATGTACTCTAGCTACTTTATCTCTATCAGGTAAATATTCTAATACAGGTAAACCTGCTCTTCTCATATCTTGAATTAATGATTGTCCTGATGCTTTCTTTTCTACCATACATACATCAGGTCTATATTCATAATATAATTGTTGTGTTATACGTCTTAGTTCTGGATATTCAAATCTACCTTTAATATTTCCAAGAAGTATTAAATGCGATTGAAAAGATTCATATCCAGATGCATCTTCTTCATACTGTGAAAATATTCCCCATGTTTGTATAACACTAAAGTCTGCTGTTGTCTTTGTAGAAAAAGCAGTATCATATGTTTGTATAATAAAATCACATGTTGGAGGTTCGTCATATTCCCACCATTGTATCCAATCTTTTTTTATTAAACCTCCCTCATCAGGAGTAGGGTCCTGCATATATAATGCATTCCAATAACGTGCACCATTAGATGCTTTTATTTCTTGTTCATCTACAGCTAATATATCATCTGATTTCCATTCAGGAAAATAGCTAGTACCTACAGGTAACTGTAATAACTCAGCACTTTCTTCATCTAACCAAGCAGGAATCTTAACAACCTCCCAAGGTGCAATAGCATATTCATCTTGTTGTTTTAATAACCAACCACATAAGTCATCATAGTGATACCTTGTGTTTATTATCAATATAGAACCATTAGGCATAATACGAGTTCTTAAACCTGCAGGATACCATTCTTTAATATATCTACGACCTGCTTCAGAATAAGAATCTTCTTCAGACATAACATCATCTAGTATAGCTATATGAGCTCCTCGACCTGCTATCTGAGATTTAACACCTGCTGCATAATAACTACCACCTTGATTTGTTTTCCATTTACCTGCAGCTCTAACATCAGTTCTTAACTTAACACCTTTGAATATATCTTGAAACTCTTCAGAGTCTACAACATCTCTAACAGACCGACCAAAGTCAGAAGACAACTGGTCACTATGAGAAACAGTTAATATTTCATGTTCTGGATTACGACCAATATACCATGCAGGAAACAATTTGGAACAAATAACAGATTTAGAGGAACGTGGTGGTAAAAACACCATTAGTCTTTTTATTTCACCACTTTCTAATTGTTTTAATTTATCTGATATTACTTCTATATGACGACCCATCTTCCAATCAGAAACAAGTATAGGAGCAATCTTCCTAACAAATGTTATGAAATCTGATTTAGAGTCTTGAGTTATTTTTAAATTAAGATAATTATTTAAATTAATATATGGTGATGTAGATATAGTCTCTATAGTTTCCAAAGTATTTAAGACCTTTACATTGTTATATTGTTAAGTTGTTATATTGTAATAATATAAAACTATAATATTTAATTTTTAATACCTCTTAAACTATATAGTATTATATTATTATATATATTATATATTACTCCCCACTAAAATGCAAGCATTATTTTTAACCCTTAGTTTTTGCTCTATATGTGTCAGGGGTATATATATGTATGCGTGCTATATATATTTTTTTGTGTACCTGTCTATATATTTGTGTGTTACAAAGCAAATCACTAAAAAAAGATACCTTAAAAGACAGCTTTTCAAACCCTTGGTCAGTAAGGCTTTCAGAGCAATATTTTTTTTACTTGACTTTATTTTATTTTTTTTATAAATTTAATAATGACAGCAATGATTGTTAGGGTTCCAAACCTACCATAGCTCGCAGGTTCCATCACCTCCGTACTATCCCAATAGGGAGCAGCAACATAGTATGACTAGGCAAGATAAAAATGAAATTTTATTAACCAATCACAAAATGGAGAAAACATATGAGTGATTATATCAAACGAATTGGCGAGCTTCAGTTACTCGCTGATGGTAAGGAAGACAAACTGAAAGAAACCAAAGCAACACTAGGTGTTGAGGTTAATGAAGCTCAAATTGAGATTGGCACCATTGCAATTGCTTGGGCTACTTCTCAAAAAGAGTGTGGTCAAAAGTTAGCTGAAAAGTTAACAAAAGAGCTTAACAAGCTTACGGACAGTAAAGGTAATCCTGTCTACGAGTACACCAAAACCAAAAGAGGTTTTGTTTGTAACAAGCTTGAGAAGTTAAGAGGATTTGCTACCTCCAAGAAAGTTAGACAAACTTTCTCAAATAAATCAAGTTTTGAGGATGTTTCTAACAAGCTTGCAGAACTAGAGCTTGACTCTTGGAACAAGATGCAAAGATGGGCTAGCGATAAAAAGCCTGAAACTCTTGACCAAAAGGCTTGGAAGATTGTCGAGCAGATGAACGACAAGGACCACGAAGCTCTTGATAGGTTTCTAGGTAAGATTTGCTCTACCTACGAGCTTATCCAAGAGGATGATGCTAGACAGAAGTTCTCTAGCTAACATTAACTGGGGAGTGTAAAAGCTCCCCATAACTTAGGAGAAACGATATGAGAAATATCACGGATACGATTTTATTTTATAAAAATACATTAGCTAATACTGATAACGAATGGTTAAAAGCTTTATGTATAGTTAATATAAATAAATTAGGCAGAAAATATTGGGGACTATAACCAATAATAACCTGGGGAGTGTAAAAGCTCCCCATAACTTAGGAGAAACAATATGAAATTAATAGGATTTATCTTAAATGTATTAGCTGTTGGATGGGGATATGCTGTCGCATCACTAGCAGCACTAGGAATGGACTGGATAGTCAATCATACTGACTTACATCATGCCTGGTTACTCTTGCCTTTCGCTATATTCTTAGCAGGAGCTTGGGTATCTATAAGATTAATGTTCATAGCATCTAGATTTTAAGAGTAAGGGGAGTGTAACAGCTCCCTTTTTCTTTTTTTTATTTGTTTTTATTTTTAAAACGTTCGGTGCATCCGACATTCTCTAGTGAATCTAGGTAGACTTTATATTTTTTAGCCCCAGAAAACATATCGTTCGGTGAATTCGGAGAGTTCGACACCCCCTCGAACCCTAAATACTGCAGAGAATACGGAAGAATACGACAAACTCCCCTTTTTTTTAATAAAATCTTCGGTGAATACGACATAATGCAGAGAACTATGGTGAATTTCACCCTCTTTCTGTCTAATATGGTAACATATGCCCAGAAAACAGACACTTAAGACAAGCAAGACTAATCATTCCTTCTATACTATGATGACTCCACGCTATAGAAAAAGATGATAACTATTATAGGTAATGATGAAGGTTCGACACCCTATCGAACCCTCACTTGCATTGACAGATAGCTCATAGTATGCTATGCTGAAGGCATAACAATTGATAAGGAGAAAACAAATGCCGACACTAGATAAGCAAAGAATAGTCAATCACGTATCACAACTAGAACGTAGTACGAGTAAACAACCAAAGAACAATTACTCACATTTTGGAGTGAGTGATAGGAGTAGTTTATCCAAAGCAGGTTACAAGCCTTCGACAGGTTGGAGCTGTGCCTATAGGATAAAGCAAACACCATTTGGAGAAATGCGTGTAAAGATTAAGGGAGCTAGAAAATCTGGTGCTTGTAGATAGGTTCGACACCCTATCGAACCCTCACATAGCTTGACAGATTGAACAAAGTATGATAAGGTTAATACATAATTAATTAAGGAGGAAACAAATGGATTATATAGAAGAATTAACAAACGAGTACGACAACGTAGAAGATATTTTAAAAGAACAAGGTATAGAGTTCGACCCCCTATCGAACCATAAGGAGAAGGAAGATGAGTAAATACATATACATAGTAGATATAGTAGAAGCTACACTTGATAGCTATGATGTAGAAGATTTCTGTAAACTGTGGAACAAGGGAGAAATTGTAGACACACATAGGAATCACTATCAATATAAATTCTATACAGATATTAACAAAGCAAGAAAGCTATTAGACTTATTTAGTGAGGATAAATAAATGTATAAAATATTAAAATTAAAATATGATATTGAGCAGATGCAAAAAGGATTGCTGAATAGAAATACTAACAAAGAAAATAAACTAAAACTGTGGAAAAGTATGACAAGTAAAAGTAATATATTACATCTACAATTATTAAAGGAGATACAAAATGGCTAGAGAAATAAAATTTGAGTCAGGATTACCTGATGATATAGACAAACGTATGGAGAAAATACAAGTACGATTAGAAGAATTAAACCCAGAGATTCATAAAATGGTTGAAGAGTTAGAGAACATAGGTTGGGAGTTAGAAGATTATTATAAAGATTTGTGGGAAGGTTCTAACAATACAATACAAGCAAAGAAGTATGAGTTAGAAAGTGTTACTAGTTTTAGTGATTGGATAAAGAACTTTAGAGTTTCCCCACATAGATAGGTTCGACACCCTATCGAACTATAGAATTTGATAGTATGGTTGCTATCAAATACTCTGATGAGTAGGGAATAAGTCAGAGTTATTATTAACATTCCCATTTTGCAACTTAAACGGAGATTAAAAATGAATTTAAAAAAATTACTAGACAATGCAAAGAAAGCAGAATCATTTAAGAATTCTGACTTCAATCCAACTAGAAAGCGTAGCAAGTGTATCAAGCATTTGTATATTGCTAGAGAAAGAGGTACACCCTATTGCAAGATAGGTATAACACAAAACATTGAACAAAGAATGAAGCAGTTAAATGTATCTTCATATGGTGGGTTCAAAGTTATTGCATCTACAGAATTTGTAGGCAACTGTTATGTATTAGAAGACAATATGAAGAAATGGTTTGCCTATAATGGTGCCCAACACGGAGAAGGTACAGAGATGTTTGTGTTTGATAACTGTACTGATGCCGACATAAAAAAGTTATTTAATCTAGTAGTGAAAGGTAATCTAGCTGTGTTAAAAGATTTTACATTAGAGAGAGTAACTAAAACTATGAGCAGAGAGCATCAACTTAATATATTAAGAGCTTAAGGAGTAACTATGCAAACTACACTAAGATGGTGTAAAGACATAAAGATGTGGGCTATTGACAGACCCATCAATGATGTTGGTGATGTCAATGGCTCGTGTGTTCACAGAACTTCTTTTTGTGATACGTCTTGTTACAATGTCAAGCTATACAAAATGTTTAAGGGTATGGCAAAGAAAGATATTGCAAACGAGAAGTTCTGGCAGTCTTTACCGACAAATAAAAATGACAATCAAGATAGTTTAGAATCTTTACAACAGAAATTGTTTAGGTCTAGACGACAAACAAAACGAGCTAGACTTATGACTAGAGGAGAAGCTATCAAAGATATGTCAGATGTATTTAGAATAAAAACTTTATGTGAAGCTACACCGAATACCACTTGGTGGGTACCGACTAGGGCTTGGCGAAACAAGGGACTAAAGCAATTGATTGAAGACGTATTGTTTCCTCTGAAGAATGTCGTAATCAATGCTTCCCTTGACCCTAGTAATACCAAAGAAGAAGAACAACTACTAAAAGATAGTGGTTGGGCTACTATGTACTTTGGTGATGATACCAAGACTACATCTAGTGTAGGAGATAGAAGATACCTTTGTCCTAAGACACATAAGAAGCTAAAGATATGTGATACTTGCAAGGGTGGTTGCTTTTCTAAAGTTGCGATAGGTAGAACATCTCACGTACATCTATCACAACATTAGAGTTCGACCCCCTATCGAACCCTTGACAAAGATAACATAGTATGATACATATTATATATATTAGAAAGGAGTTATTATGAAAAGAAACAATTTAGATGTAGCTATGTTAATAACAGATGCTATCTTAAATGAGTTTGAAAAGAATGGTAAAGTAAATATACCACTAGACGAACACAAGTATTCTTTCCCTTTACAAGATAGAATACAAATTGAACTAGAGAAGATAGCTAATGAAGATATGATAAATGATAACACTAAATCAATAGGAGAATGATTATGAGAGATGAAATAAGAAGTGTTAAATTTGTTGGTGCTATACAGACAGGTTCAGATTATCTAACAAAAGAAGATAAAGAATACTTAAGAGATAATCCTAGAACTTTTAGAGTTTATGTAGATAAAAGAATTACTGAAGAGTTTGTTGTTGAAGCATACACTAAAGAGGAAGCTGAAGATATAGCAAGAAACAAAGCAGAAAGTTATTCTACACCAGATGGCTCTGAGATAGAAGATATATCTGTTAGTGATAGTGAACTTGATAGATGCACTTATGTTGATGAAGAAGTAGAATATTTAGAAAAGGAGGTACTAAATGTATAACGAAGATAAGTATGAAGAGTTAGTTGAAGATAATATATCTAAAAAAGATTTAGCTGATATAATACAAGTAACATTAGAAAGACTTATGATAGAAATAAAATCAGAAGATTCTGATAAGTTAGTTAGGTCTTTCAGTATGTATCTACACAAATTTGTAACGAACAAAGTTAAAGAGTTAGATGATATTGCTAAAGCAAAAGCAGATAAGTGTTATGAAGATTGGTACAATGCACAATGTGAGCATGACCCTTCAGATGGTTATAATTACAACGCACAATGGAGGTCTTAATATGACAGAACAAGAACTACAAGAAAAGTTAGTTGACCTTGATGATGAATACGAGTATAGTGTTTCTGTAGGTACAATACGTACACCAGAAGAGATAGCTAATGAAGTGTATTCTGTTATCAAACAACTAGGTTGGACTGAAGACGAAGCATACGACTATTTAGATTTTGTAAAACGCAGATATGATTAATAACAAAGGAGAAAACATATGACTAAAAACTTATTTGGAAAATCAAGACCAAAAGAAAATCCTTATGCTACCTATAAGCTAGGCAGTTGGGAATGGAGAGTATTAAAAACTTATCAAAGAAAAGATAAGGAAGATACCAACCAATACTCTAGGTGGTTTGTTGCAGTTAGAACACCTATGACTTATGGTGGTTGGGATTTAGGAGATACTTATGTTAATGATATTTTGGAACACAATCCAGAATTAGTACAAGCAACTGATGAATGGAGAAAAACTTATGGCAACTAGAGTATTAATATTACAAGATACATCTGATAAAATGTTAGATGAGATATTTAGAAAGAAACCTACCTTCAAAGAAATCTATCCTAAGATAGATGCAGATACTATTCAGATAGTAAAAGGTGTTATTGAGATAGACACAAATCGAGGTGTAAAGAAAAAGACTGTAGAGATGTGGGTAGATGAAGAAGCTAAACTAAAAGGTAGACCTATGAA